CGTGCCGGCAGCGAGGATGAGGGCGCCCTGCCAGCTCGACAGGAATGTGGCCATCCGCCCGACCGCTCCGCTCGCGCCTTCCAGCGCGTTGGCCACCTGCGGGCCCTGCTGGGCGAGAATGAGGAAGGGCGACGTGCCGCCGGCCAACTGCGTCGAGATATCGCTGATCTGGTAGCCGAGGTTGCGCGAAGCGTTCTGCGCGGTACCGAATGCCCGGGTGACGCCGGCCGATGCTCCCGAAGCCCGCTGGAACTCTGTCACCGCCTTGCGGTGCTCCGCCTCGACGAGCGACAGCGCGGCCTTGGTCTGGAGGATCGACTGGTTGTACTGCTCGAGTGAGGTCTGGCCCGCCTTGTAGGCTGCCTTGGCTACATTGATCTCGCCCGCGGCTTCCGCCTGTGCCTTCGCGAGATTGCTGATGGCGATGTCGGCGGCCTGGTAGGCCTTGGCGAGCCGCTCCTGAACGGCCTTCTCTGCCGTGGTGGCCGACTGCTCGACCTGCTTCATCGCCCCGCCGAACGCGGACGCACTGGCCCGGACCTTGCCGTCGAACCCGTCGACCTTGGCCAGTAGCTCGATGACGACGCGTTCGTTTTTGGATGCCATGGCGGGCAATCTACGGCGCGCCCGCCGGCGGCTGTAGGTTCAGGCCCGGCCGGTCGGCGGGTTCGGTTTGGGCTTGCCCTGGTAGAGCTTGGGATCGAGGTTGATCATGTCGATCAGTTTCTGCGTCTTGTCGTGGTCCGGAGCCTTCACGTCGTCGCCGGCGCTATGTGCCTCGTTCCAGTGGTGCAGCAGAGCCTCGTATTCCCACAGCGACAGCGCGCGCGCCTCGGTCGGGCCGATGTTCATCATCGCGCAATTGGTTAGCGCCAGTCCGTAATTCAGGGCGCCGTCGTCGTCTTTGCCGGGCTTCCCCCCGGCTCGGCTTCCCCCGGCGGGTCATATCCCACCATGGTCGCGCCAAGGATCGAGACCGCGTGCTCCCACACCTCGGCCAGAGGACGGTTGAGCACGTAGTTGGCGACGAGGCGCTGAGCGACGATCGGTGTGACCTTGATCTCGGCCCCGTCGACCAGGCCCTTGCCGCCGCCGATCAACCCCTGGCGGATGGTCTCGATCAGATCGAGCGCGTAGAATTCTGCAGAGCCGGGGGCGAGGATGATGTCGTCGCCGACTCGGGTTACGCCCGCCGTCACGCGGCCGAACAGTTTACCGATGCCGCATCCGGCCTTCTGCTGCAGCTCGCCGATCCGTTCGAGCGGCAGAGCGAAGGTGTAGGAACCGTCAGCGAATTCGAGATCGATGGTGCTGCTGGCCATGTTACGGGGTGACCGTGGTGAACTCCCACTCGCCGTCCGATTCGAACTGCAGCGAGAGCGTCGCAAAGTTCTCGTCGCCGCCGGTGATCGCCTGGTTGACCAGCTTGGCCGGGCCCTCGAAATAACCCTGGAACACCTCGTCGTCGGCCGGTTCGGTGTAGTAGAACCGGTAGTTCTTGGTGATGCCAACCGCGGCATTGATCATGTCCAGCTGGGCGCGGTTGAGCGAGCCTTCGCCCGAGAGCGACCACTGCCGCCCGGTGGTGATCAGGCGCCGGATCGGGATGTCTTCAGGGTCGGCACAATCGCGGGTGAACTGGTCGGAGGTGTTGACCTGCTGGGTGAAGCTGCGGGTGGAGATGCCACACAGGCCGGTAAAGGTCTCGGTCGGGGTCGCGCCGTCGCCCATGGCGAGGACAAAATAGGTGCCGCGAATGATGTCGGGCTGGGCCATCGTTTCGGTCTCCGTCCAAGGGATGCACCGCCATCACGGCGGGGGAACTTGAGACGCGACAATACTCGCGCCTCCCGGCCGGTTGTAGGTTCGCTGGTCAGCCGCACTCGCGCGGAACCCGTGCGGAGAGGGTGACGATGGCCTGCCACTCGTCCTCGCCGGCGAGCGTACGGGTGCCGGTCCACGTCAGGTAAGCCTTGCGGCCGTCGGTCAGCGTGAGGACCTTGCCGTCGAGGCTTGCCCCGACCGCCTCCGCAATCGAGTTCACGTCGTCGGTGAAGGGGTCCTTGCTGAAGATGTGGAGGGGAGCTGCGATGTCGCCGGGCACCGCATCGCTCATCCCGTAGCGCAGGAACGGCCAGGTGGGCTGGGCCGGGGCCTTTTCGCCATAGGACCGCGCGCCGATCGCCGTCGCCGTGACCGCAGCGTCAGCCCTCAGGTGGGCGATGATCGCCCGCCGCAGCATCAGGATCGGCGCGACGCTCATCGTTATCGTTCGACGGCAGGAGCCACGGCGTCGCCACTGTCGGCGCGATCATGGTGAGCCAGATCCGCTCGATCCACTCCAGCAGGTTGTCCCGGGTCGGCGGCTGCTCCATTGGATTCGGGTGTAGCAGTCTTGGGCGCGGGTGTCGCCTTTTTCACCTTCGGCGGGCGGATCCGCTTGGTGGGCGTGCCTTCCTTGGCCGGCGGCGCCATTTCGACGCCGTAGCCTCGCGCGACGGCAGCGTCGGCCACCTCGTCCTTGAGCAGCACCTCGCCGAGGTCGCGCACGACGGTGACGGCGCTGGCCCGGGGCCAATGGTAGTTGAACGGGACCGTGGTCATGTTGATGCGGCGGACACCCATGGCGTCATCCTTTCCTGATTGCGGCGCTGATCGCCTTGCGGACGTTCTCGGTCACTTCCTTGCGTTTGGCGCGCGCGGCGGGGTTCATGAACGGGCGCGCCGCCATCTTCGACGTGCCGTATTCGAGCGCGGCTGAGTATTTTGCGTTGCTGGCCACCTCGACCCGCAGTGGCCCGGTCTGGGTCACGTCGATGTTGGTCCTGAGGTGCCCCGTGTCTTCGTTCGGGGGCTCGCCGGGGCGCGAGGGCACGTGGTTCTTGCCGCTGACCGCGCCTTCCGTGATCGAATGCGCGGCATAGGCGCGGATCGATTCGCCGCCGACGAACAGCGCGTGGCCGACCAGGGCGATCTTCTCCTGGCCAGCTAGGCGGGTGAGGCGGTCGGCCACGCCCTTCGGTCCGCTGATCTTCGGCATCAGGCTCGCCGCCCGCGCAGGTCGAAATAGGCTCCGGCCGGATCCGTGGCGACGCTGGCGATCTTCCAGCGGATGCCGCGCACCGTGATCTCGTCGTCGGTGGTCGGCACGGTCACCCCATTCGCCAGCACCAGGATGCGCTGGTCGGTGTCGGAATAGCCCTCAGCGAGCCGCTGGGCCTGCGTTGTGGCGTCGAGCTGGGCCTTGACCGCCTCGGGGTCGCCGAAGCCGGTGGTGCCGCCTCCCTGGCCATCGTCGGTGCCGTTCCAACGATAGAGCGAAGCGTCGAGGTAGAGGCCGGACAGCGCCGCCGAGAAGGTCGCCGCGATATCGCCGTCGAGCAGCCCCATCAGGCTTCCCCTTGCGGGTAGCGGAGGTCGGCATAGGGCAGGGTGCCGGTCGCGGTCACGCGCGGGCCGCCCCGGTTGGCCCGAGCAAGCGCGAGCCACTGCCGCCCGTAAGAGGTCGAGGCGAGCTCACCCTGAGCGCCGTTCTTTGCCCGATCGAAGCGCTCAAGCGTGATCGCCCCGGAGCGGATCGAGCGGTAATCGCCGGTGCCGTTTGCGCCCGCTTCGGCCTCGGCGCCGGTGCCGAGCCCCTGCAGCGTCAGGTAATGCGCCGCGAGGAGCATCTGGCCTATGTCGCGGTCGTCCTCGGCCCAACTGTCGTCCACGGCGCGGGCGGCGCGGGTCAGCCAGAACTCGATCGAGGCCGGGGGAACATCTGCGAAGCGCGGAAAGGCGGCGATTAGCGCGGCGGAGGCCGAATTAGACGAGACGATGCCGATCTCGGCATATTCCTCGAAGGTCCGTCCGCCGGTGGTGACGACGGTGAGCGTGAAACTCGCCGTCTCGCCATCCGCACCGCCAGACAGCCACACCCGCGCCAGGTCGTTAGAGAAGTCCGAACTGTCGAGCGAGACCGTGCCGGAGGTCTTGACTGGGGTGAACGTCGCTATGGCGTCGCCGCTGTCGAGGGGGACACGCCACGAGTAGTCGAACCGCTCGTCGGGGTCTTTGCGGGGCCAAACGATCATGCAGCCAAGGATAGGCCCCGCGCCGGGCCGGGTGTAGGTTCAGCGCGCGGCGCGGCCGGACGAGGCGATGCGCGAACGGGCGGGAGAGGGTGCCGTGCGCGAGGGGCTGGCGGGTTCGGCAATGCGCGCTGGCGTTGTGATCGCGGTGGTGCGCGCCGGGCGGTTGTCATTGAAGGTGCGGGCAGCCGACGCGGGGAGAT